AGTCAAACAGCGCCGACCCATGCACGCACAGCATAGGTCGGCGTTATCTTTTGTCTAAATATGCTAAGTCATTGATATCATTAGAGTGCGCACATTACATAATAGTGATTATCGGATGTTAGCGCTAACATCCGCCCGATCTGGCAGGCATCTTTTGACCCCCCCCCACCCGCACGTTTTCGGGGTGCGGTTGCTATGACAACCCAACACACACAGATTTTTACCCAGCCAAATATGTAGACCCCCCCCACCCCTATGCAAACACACGCCCGCCGTGTATAAAAATTTTTATAAATTGCTGGACGGAGGAGACACCGATGGCAGGCAGACCGATGAAGAAAAAATTGTTTGAGGTTCTGGCTGACCTCGGCGGGCCAGAGTTCGTTTACGCTCACATTGCAAACGGGAAGTCGATTGCGGCTCTGGCGGCTGACATTGGCATGGATCGCGCCTATGTCAGCCGACAGATCAACGGGCATCCTGAGTATCGCAAGCTGCTGGATGAGGCACGCCGCGAGAGCGCGGAGTTGATGGCAGAGGATACGCTTCAAATTGCCGATGCGCTGGCGGTCAAGGCTGACCTGACGTCACAGGACGTGGCGGCGGCCAAGCAGCGGATTGACACGCGCAAGTGGTTTGCCGCGATCAACCATCCAGACAGGTTTGCGCCGAAGGAGAAGTCGGTTACCATCAGCATTGGCGATATGCACTTGGACGCGCTGCGTAAGGTGCGTGTTGGATTGATTGACGCGGTGGCCATCGACGTGACGGGTGACGAGGATGAGTAACGACGAAAACCCGATGGAGGCATTTGTCGCCGCGTATCACAACGATCCCGTGCTGTTCGTGCGCGAGATCCTCGGCGTCGAGCCGCAGCCGTATCAGGCCGAGTTCCTGCAGGCTCTGGCCAGCGGTGAGCGCAAGATCTCGATCCGCTCTGGCCACGGCACGGGTAAGTCAACGGCGGCCTCGTGGGCGATGCTGTGGTATCTGCTGTTGAGGTTTCCCAACAAGGTCGTCGTGACTGCACCCACCAGCGGACAGTTATTCGACGCACTTTTTGCGGAGTTAAAGCGTTGGATCAACGAACTGCCAGCGCCGCTGAAGTCGATGCTGACGGTGAAGTCTGATCGCGTTGAACTGATCGCCGCGCCGTCTGAGGCGTTTATCTCTGCTCGGACATCGCGTGCCGAGACGCCAGAGGCGCTGGCTGGGGTTCACTCTGAGAATGTCATGCTGGTCGTGGACGAGGCGTCAGGCGTGCCAGAGGCCGTCTTTGAGGCCGCTGCGGGGTCGATGTCGGGTCACTCGGCGGTGACGATCCTGCTATCCAACCCGACACGCTCCAGCGGCACGTTTTACGAAAGCCAAACGCGGCTGGCTGGATCTTGGTGGACGCGCCGCTGGTCCTGCGTCGAGAGTAAGCTGGTCAGCGATGAGTTCGTTGACGAGATGAGGCTGCGCTACGGCGAGGATAGCAATGCGTTTCGCATCCGCGTCTTGGGTGAGTTCCCGCTGGCCGACGACGACACGATCATCCCGTTTCACTTGGTGGACAGTGCGATGGAGCGCGACATTGAGCCTGCCAAGGGCGGCACGATTGTCTGGGGTCTGGACGTGGCGCGCTTTGGATCGGACAAGTCGGCACTGGCAGAGCGCGCTGGCTCGGTGTGGACGGCGGTCAGCAGTTGGCAGGGGCTGGATCTGATGCAGACCGTGGGCCGCGTGAAGGCGCAGTATGACGGCCTGCCACCATCCATGCAGCCCGTGGAGATACTGGTTGACGTGATCGGCATGGGCGGCGGCGTGGTTGACCGCCTGCGCGAATTGGGGCTGCCAGTGCGCGGCGTGAATGTGTCCGAGGCTCCGTCGATGGGCGGGACTTACACCAATCTTCGCAGTGAATTGTGGTTCAAGATGCGCGGGATGCTGGAGGAGCGCACCAGCCGACTGCCTAAGAATGAACAGTTGCTTGCCGAATTGACCGCGATCAGGTATAGTTTCAGCAGCAACGGCAAGATGAAGGCCGAGAGCAAGGACGAGATGAAGCGCCGTGGGCTGCACTCGCCAGACATCGCAGACGCCGTCTGCTTGACGCTGGCTGGTGACGGGGTGACGGCGATGGGTGGCAAGTCCGTGTCTTGGGGCAAGCCACTGCGGCGTAATTTGAAAGGGATTGCCTGATGTTCGGTAGCGGTGCAGAGAATAACAGCGGCGGCGGATATACCAGTTTGCGTGACATGGTTGACGGTGGCGGCGCTGGTCGGTCGGGTGACAAGTTCGTCGGCGGACTGCGCTCTGGCCTGCTGAACGCCATCGGCGTGCGCCCACTTGGGTATAACCAGCGTCAGGCTGAGATGCAGCAGATGCAACAGCAGATGCCGCAGCGCCGTCCGATGGCGCGGCCGCAGGGCAACCCGATGATGGTGGCCCCGCCACCTCGGCCAGAGGTGCGCCCGATGCAATTGCAGCCGATCTCGCAGCAGCCACTGGTGGGCGGATATGGCGGCATGGATGAATACACTGCGGCCATGCTGCGCGCCATCAATTCTGCCCCGCAGGCACAGCCAATGATGTCGCCTGAGCAGTTGGTGAATGTGATGCGCGGTTATTACTGATGGCTGGCAAGGCTCAGACACTGGCTGGTCTGCTTGCTGACGGCATTGGCGCGTTGGCCAAGGGTGGTAAAACTCTGTCAATTCCCGATGACGTTGCGGCCATGCTGGCCAAGCAGGCAGATCCTGCGGTTGTGCGTGGCGCTGAGATCGTTGACTTACTTCGGTCTGGACGTAGCGATGACGTTACCGAAGAAATGCTGGACATGGGCGATCCTGTGCTGAACGCCAACCTCAATCAATATCTTTATCGCAACTATGATCTGCCTATGGATGCAGCCAGCCGAATGGCGCGAGCAAAGCAGATCGGACATGAAAGCGGTTTATATAGCGGAACTGGCGAGGACTTTACCAGTTTCAACAATCAAGCAGTTTTTGCGACAAACAATCCTGATTTGGCATACACATACGCACCCAGAGACAGCGGCAGCATCATGCCACTGACAATGCGTGCCATGAACGGCTCACCAGTCATAGAAGCTGGAGGTGCAAACTTTAATAGATTGACGCCATCAATGCGCGCTGGTGGCGGCAATGCACCATACTTGCCAAATATTTTGACAGATCAGCAAGATATTGCAATATATGGCGAAGATATTTTAAGGACGGATGATATTGTCCGAGCCGCAAAGGCACAGGGTTTCAGTGGTGTAACATTTAACGACATGGTCGATGTCGGCGGTTATTTTAGTAAATATTTTCCTGATGGGAAATTAAGGGATGATCAAGCTGAATCAATTGAACGTGCGTTTATGCCATCAACGATTGAAGCGCGAATGTATCCAAATCAGGTTCGCAGCCAATTCGCCCGCTTCGACCCGCGCCTAGCACATCTTAAAAACCTGTCAGCCGCAGCCGCTGGCACTGGCCTGCTTGGAATTGGAATGCAGGATCGCAACACTGAGAGGGGTTTCTGATGGATGACGTGACCAAGAAGATCCTGACGCCAGAGATCGTCAACGCCAAGCAGAATGCCGCCAACTTGGCAAACGTGAAGGCCAACTGGAACCTCGGCCCAGAGAAGGCATCGCCCGACATGGTGTCAAACAAGCCATACTGGTCCAAGATGGCGAAGATCTGGGGCATCCCAGAGCGTGACGCTCGCCACCAAATGTGCGCCAATTGCGAATATTTCGACAACACGCCAGAGACAATGCAGTTGATGGATGCAATCCCGCTGAATGCGTTTGACATGGATGGCGGCGGTCGCGGATATTGCACCAAGTTTGAGTTTATCTGCCACAACCTGCGCACCTGTCAGGCGTGGGAACGCAAAGATTTCGTTGGAGACTGAAAATGGCTGGTAAGGCAAAGACACTGGCTGGCCTTCTAGCTGACGGCATCGGCGCGGTGGCCAAAGGTGGCAATACGCTGTCGATCCCAGATGACGTTGCGGCGATGCTGGCCAAGCAGGCAGATACTGCGGCTGCGCTCCGATTGCCGCCACCGATGAACGCCCAAAAGACCCAGATCGCTGGCACATTCCCAACGTATAAGAAGGCACTTGGCCTGCTTGATATGGAAATACCAGAAGGCCGCACGCTAGACTTTGGCGCGGGCCTTGGCATGAGCCGTGACCTTGGCTTTGATACTTATGAACCGTTTCCGCGTGCTGGTTTCGACCCAACGTATCGGTCGGCGGCTGACATCCCAGATGCGTCTTATGACCGCCTAACAAATCTGAATGTTTTGAACGTGGTTCCGCGTGAAGTGCGAGACCAGATCGTTTCAGACATTGGCCGCGTATTAGATCGAGGCGGGGTCGGCGTTGTAACGACCAGAGGCAGAGATGTTATGACGGCCAAAGGTATGCGCGGACCAGAGCCGATGTCTGTCATCACGTCTGCTGATACATACCAAAAGGGCTTTAGCCAGAAAGAACTGCAGGAATACTTGCAATACATCTTGGGTAATAACTACGGGGTTTCCCCAGTGCGCCTTGGCCCCGCTGGGGCTATGATAAGGAGGAACTACTGATGGCTATTGAGGCAAGCGTAATCGAGCGCAACGGTCAACAGTTTGTCGTCTTTCCTGACGGCCTTGAAGTTCCGATGTCGCAGGTGCAAGCCGCTATGTCGCAACGGCCAGCAGATGATTACATGGCCCCGCCACGCGCTGACGCGCCGATGGCCACGTCAACTGGATCGTCATACAGCTTTGGTGACGTTGGCCGCAGTGTCGGCAACGAGGATTTGTCTGGCGCATACGCAGCCCTGATCAATGCCACCAGACCAGACGCATATGACCCGCTGAGTGTTGTTACAAATTACATCAACAGCATGGGAACTGCGGGATTGCTTGGAGCCATCGGCGGCGCAAAGAAGGTTGGCGGATACGCTGCTGATGCGCTGGGCGCTGGCTATGAGGCGCTGGGCGGTGATCGCTGGGCAAGAGGCGGCGCTGCACAGGCAATGTATGGTGACATGGCCGCTGGCGCTGATGCGGCTGGCGTTGGCCCAGAAGCCAGAATGCTTGATGCTATTGGATCGCTTGGTGCTGGTGCATACGCCACTGACGCAGCCGACTTGGCCGCACGATCCACACTGGCCAACGTCCGATCCATTGGCGAGGGTGACTTTGACTTCTTGCGCGCAGGCGGGACGCCACAGAGTTTGAGCGCGGGGACGCCAAATCTTGGCGGCGTTTTATCATTTTCGGATAAAGTTCCGCAAAGCGCTATCGATAATGCCACTCCATTTACAAGATCTTCAACTTTTGCGAAGCCAAGGGTTGGTGGGGGTCGATCAAAGGACGAGGCTCTCTATTCCCCATTTTCAAAGAAAAAACAGTCAGTTGTCCCGCCAAGTGAATGGCAAGTTTCAGGTCGTCGCCTTGATGATCTAATTGACCCACCAGATGTGGTGAATGCAGAGGAAATCAGGCGGCGCGGTTTTACTAATTTGTTTGGATTTCCTGCTGACAGCACAATGGGAAATACCATTATTGATGAAATCAACGGCTTGAGATTTGCAAACCCAGTTCTTCAAGAGGCTGGGCATGAGTTTACAGATAATTTGTCAAGACTTGGGTTTATGTCTGACAAAGGTGTTCTTTCTGGTAAAAATCGTGAATGGCAGAAAGTTTACGAAAATAATGGAAAACCGCTTGTCACGCCAATGACAATGGGGACTTCTGGGGGTGACTTTAACGTCCACCAATCCATGAACTTAGCACAGGCAATTCGCGCTGCAGCAGAAAACGGAATGATAGATCCAAACTTTATTCCGATGGGTGGAACTAAGAAAGACCCATACAGGCTACTTCCAGAAGGCATGGGTTTGCTTGATGCACGACTGCCAGCATATATTGAAAGCATGAATGGTGGACAGCGCGCAAACTTTGCCAAAGCATTGGACACCCCCTTTGCGATGGACAGGGGCGTTCCTTCTGTTGGTGCAGTTCGTTGGGCATCTATGGACCCAAATCTTCTTGATACGGAAGCACTTAGCAGCGGCTATCGAATGTTCCAACCTGAACAGGACGATTTCTTATCGTTTCCAAACACCCATGCTTCATACAATGCAGCCGTCAATCGCGTTGGAAATAGCATGACAATGGGCAATACTCGACCTTTCCGTTTGGTTTTCCCTGATGATGCGTTTTCAAAACTTGAGGCGTCAACGCGAAAAGGCGCAAACATGATTGAAACGCAGGCAAAGCCAAAAGACTTGCGTGCATATCAAATGAACCCAAAGCTAAATCAAGCAATTGACAGCGAATGGGAAGACGCCAACATGACCTATGATCGCATAATGGCAGAGCGAGGCAAGGATGCCGCTGATCTTTATGCGACTGACGCCCTAATTGCCAGAGCAAGCCGCAGAGGGTTGTTCTAACCCCCCCGCGTGACAGTCAGTCAAACTTGAGTTATACTGCACCGAATTGTGGAGATGGATATGCCGATCACGACCTACGCAGAACTCAAGTCAGCCATTGCCGACTTCCTGATCCGAGATGACCTGACGGCGGTCATCCCGACTTTTATCAGCTTGGCCGAGGCTCAAATCCAGCGTGACGTGCGCAGCAACAAGATGATGGCCAGATCGCAGGCGCAAGTCGACACGCGCTACCTTGACCTGCCATCAGACTGGGTGGAGACGATCCGCCTGCACATCGCTGACGGCACTGGCCACCGCCTAGAACTGACCTCGCTGGATGACATCCTGCAGGAGCGTGAGGGTAACAACGGCGGCGGATCTGGCCGACCCAGCCTGTATGCTCATGTCGGGACCAGCCTTGAAGTCTACCCAGAGCCAACACAGGCGTATGATCTTGAACTGATGTATTACCAGAAGATCGCGGCGCTGTCTGACAGCAACACGACAAACTGGCTGCTTACTGACGCGCCAGATGTTTATCTATACGGCGCACTGATGCAATCAGCGCCATATCTGGCCGACGATGCGCGTATGCAGGTCTGGTCGCAACTTTATGGCTCCGCTGTCGGGGCAGTCAACGCACGCGCACAAGAGGCACGCTTCAGTGGCTCTGGCCTTCGCATGAGAATTAGGAGTTACTGAGATGAGTTTTACAAACGCGACTGAGACACTTGTCCTGCAGTGGCTTTTGACCACTGGAAGCCCCACACGTCCGACCACATGGTATGTCGGCCTGTTCACCGCAGCGCCCAGCGATGCTGGCGGCGGCACTGAGGTGGCTGGCGGATCATATGCACGTCAGGCTGTCACGTTCACTGTGTCTGGCGACACGGCGACCAACAACGCGGCAATTGAGTGGCCGACAGCGACAGGTGACTGGGGCGCAATCACCCATGTAGCCGTGTTTGATGCATCCACCGCTGGCAACATGATCGCCTACGCCGCGCTGGCCGCGTCAAAGACGATCCTGACGGGTGACGTGCTTCGCATTCCGCTAAATGATCTAGACATCACGCTCGACTGATAGGAAGCCCTGATGGCCGTGTATCGCACAGGATTTGGCACTGGCGCATACGGCGTTGCCAATTACGGCCTTGATGGCGAGACGTTTGATGTCTCGTCCACCGTGTCCGCGCAGTCAGCCGCGTCAGCAAGCCCACAGCGCATCGCTGGCGTGTCTGGTGTGGCATCGGCAGTCTCGGCCACCACGGCGTCCGCTGTGCGCGTCTCTGATGCCGCTGCGGCCATCTCTGCGGTCAGCGGGTCCAGCATTTCTGTCGTGTCTGTGGTCAGCGCGTCTGCAGCGGTCTCGGCGGCGTCATCTGTCAGCGCATCGGCCACCCGCGTCTTGCAGCCATCGGCCTTGGCGGGCGTCAGTTCCGCAGTGTCGGCCAGTGCCGTCAGGGTGCAGCAACCGCAGGCCAGTATGGCATCGGCAGTCACGGCAAGCGTGGCCGTTGAGGCAATTTTCAACACTGCCGCACAGTTTAATTCTGTCAGCGCATCTGACGCATCCGCCGAGCGCATCCAAGCGTCTAGCGCACAAGTGTCTGCCTATGCTATACTGACGGCAATTGTTCGATATAGGTGGGAACCAGAGGCGGCGCAGGCCGAAATCTGGGGAGATCAGGTCGGCACAGAGATTGAATGGCAGGCGCAGTCAGAGACATCCGCAGAGTGGGCGTCACAGGCCGCACAAGGTGAGACATGGACGCCAACAGATGCATCAAGTTCGACTTGGGTGCAGGCAGCATAAAGGGACGACAAAATGGCTGATACGACAACCACAAACTATGCACTGGTGAAGCCACAAGTTGGCGCGAGTGAGGATAGTTGGGGCGACAAGCTAAACACTGACTTGGACAGCATCGACAGTCTGCTGTCTGGCGGGACGGCTCTGGTCGGTCTTAAAATTGAGGGGTCTGGGACTGCTATTGACCTGCGTTCCAATAACAATGGTGGGACGGCTCTTAACACCCTTCGCTTTACTGACACCGATGCAACGGCAGTAAGCAACGCTGAAATAGGCAAGATTGAGTTTTATTCCACAGACACTTCGGCTGTTGTGGCTTCTATTGCTGGTCGTAACACAGACGCCTCTCCTGATGGATACCTACAGTTTAATACGGCTGAAGGAACTACCTTGCTCCGCCGTATGATTATAGCAAACAACGGTGACATCTCCTTCTACGAGGACACAGGCACAACGCCACAGTTCTTCTGGGATGCGAGTTCTGAAAGTCTAGGTATTGGCACAAGCAGCCCTGCGACTACCCTTGATGTGCGCGGTGATATTTCAACAACTGGTGGTTTCATCGACACTGGGACAAACAGTACAGTAACTCAGGCGATGCTTACAGCATACCGTGCGGGAGATGGTGTCCAAACAGGAAACTATGTCCGCATCCGCAGTGTAGGTAATGGCTCAGGTGATGCCACGCAGATGATCTTTGACACGAATAGTTCAGAGGCCATGCGGATTGACGGTAATGGTTCACTTCTTGTTGCCTCTACAGACACAACCCCTGCAAATAGCAACGTAGTAGGTCTTGTACTCCGCTTTGATGGCACTGTTCAGGCAAATGCTAATGCTACTACCCACCGTTTTGGCCGCACTAATGATGGAACTATTCTTGGTTTTTACTCGGCTGGCAATCTTGAAGGCACAATCAGTATCAGTGGCACAACAACGTCATACAACGGCGGTCACTTGGCTCGCTGGGCGCAGTTTGATGACCAATCCCGCCCCGACCTGTTGAAGGGTACGGTCATGTCAAACCTTGACCAGATGTCTGTCTGGGATAATGAGGATAATGAACAGCTTAACTGCATCAAAGTCAGCGATGCTGAAGGTGACGCGAATGTCGCGGGTGTGTTTGTTGCTTGGGACAGCGAAGATGACGGATACAACGACATCATGCTGGCAATGACAGGCGACATGGTAATCCGTATCGGTGCAGGGACAACTGTCCAGCGCGGTGATCTGCTGATGTCTGCGGGTGACGGAACTGCAATGCCGCAGGGTGACGATCTGGTTCGCAGCAAGACCATCGCAAAGGTCACATCAACCCATGTGTCGCACACTTACGATGATGGCAGCTACTGCGTTCCTTGCGTCCTGATGGCCTGTTAAACCAGAATAGGGGCTACATATGCCACTGATCAATCTCAAGCTGCCTGCAGGGTTCCGCAACAACGGGACGCCAATGGAGAGCCAAGGCCGTTGGGTTGACGGAAATCTGGTGCGCTGGCAGCAGGGGTCAATGCGACCCGTTGGCGGCTGGCGCACACGCCTTACGTCCTTCATGTCTGGATCTGTTCGGGCAATCCTACCGTGGGTGGATAATTCAAGCGAAAGGTGGATCGCCGTTGCCGACGAGGGGTCACTGAAAGTGTCTCTTGTGGTCAATGGCGCGTCATATGACATCACGCCAACGGGGCTGGTGGCTGGCATTGGCACGAGCGTCACGCTGACTGGATACGGAAATTACACCTACGGCACGTCATTCTATGGGCAGGAGCGCCCAGACACTGGCGTCTTGTCCGAGGTAACGACATGGTCGCTTGATACCTTTGGTCAATATCTTGTCGCCTGCTCGTCAACTGACGGCAAGTTGTATGAGTGGCAGTTAAACACGGCGACAGATGCCGCGCAGATCGCCAACAGCCCAGAAAACTGTGACGCAGTTGTCGTCAGCAATGAGCGTCAAATTATGGCTCTTGGCGCTGGCGGAAATCCACGCAGGATCGCGTGGTGCGACTTTGAGGATAATACTGTGTGGACTGCCTCCAGCACCAATCAGGCTGGTGACGCATTGCTGCAGACCAATGGCAGGATCATGGCTGGCATTCGCGCACGCGGACAGACAGTAATTTTGACAAGCACTGACGCATGGTCAGCCACATATGTCGGGCCGCCATTTGTGTTGAAGTTTGATCGCATTGGATCGGCCTGCGGGCTGATTGCGCGAAAGGCCGTGGCATCGGCAGCAGATCGCATATATTGGATGACCTCGCGTGGATTTATGGTCTACGATGGCTCCAGCGTGTCAGAAGTGCCGTGCGAGGTTCTTGACCATGTATTCACCAATATAAACACGTCACAAATCAGCAAGGCGTGGGCGATGGCAAATAGCAAGGCCAACGAGGTGTGGTTTTTTTACCCATCTTCTGGCTCTGATGAAATTGACAGCTATGTCGCCTATGATTACGCCGAGGGGCATTGGTTGATTGGAAAGCTGTCACGCCTGTGCGGGGCTGACTTGGGTGTCATTAGGCAGCCGATAATGGTTGGCGCTGATGGCGTAATTTACGACCATGAGGTCGGATCAAACCGAGACGGCGTGAAGTCATTTGCGACAAGCGGCCTGACGCAGATCGGAGACGGCGACAACTTGGCCGTCATCACTAGACTGATCCCAGACGAATTAAACCTTGGGGATGTTGAGGTCAGCTTTGCCACACGTCTATATCCGAATGCAGACGAGACGGATCACGGTCCATACACAATGACCAACCCGACATCCGTGCGCCTCACTGGCCGCCAGATCAGCATGACGGTCACCGAGGTCGCCAGTTCGCAGTGGCGCGTGGGCGGGATGTCGATTGAGGCAACGCAGGGGTCCAAGAGATGACTGCAGTATTCCCGCCACCATTTGGTCCTGACTGGAAGGTGTGGGCGCGTCAGCTTTCGGCTTACCTTGGAAGCAAGATGCCTCGACTTGACTTCAAGACATCAACGTCAAATCCGTCAGAGAACGGTATCATTCTTTGGGATGAAGTGAACGGCTATCCAGTCGTGTCACTCAATAATGAGTGGCGTCAGATCGTCGTGTCAGATGGTCACTTCAATGGCGGCATAGCGACCACACAGACAGCGGCGGCGGCAAACACTGCATACGCGCTGCAATACACGGCGTCACTGGCCGAGGGCATTACACTCGGCACGCCAGCGTCACGCATCGTGTTTGGCGAGGCTGGCCACTATATGGTGTCATTTTCGGCGCAGATTTCATCGTCATCATCCAGCACAGTTAATTTTTACTTTTGGCCACGCATCAATGGCACAAACGTGGCTGGGTCGACGATGGTCAATTCATTGCACTCAAATGGATCGCTTTTGGTCGTCAGCCGAACATCGTCGTTTGACGTGCAGGCGGGTGACTATCTGGAGGCAATTTGGGCCGTTGACAGCACAAACGGGACGCTTGATGCCACGGCGGCCACCGCATTCAGCCCGTCAGCGCCAGCGTCAACTATCAGCATCACAAGGCTTCATGTATGACGGTATTGGTCGAATATGTGCCAAAAGATATGCTGGATCAGTATTGGCCAGTCGCGGAGCCAATGCTGCGGCGCGTCGAGGAGCAGATTGGCGCACGCATGGGTGTCGATGACATTTATGCGCGACTTCAGTCAGGCGCAGAGACCCTGTGGTTTATTTCTGTAAATGATGATATTGTGGCGGCAGCGACGACATCGGTCGCATTCTATCCTCGGCGCAAGTGTCTGGTGATTGAGAATGTGGCTGGCCGTCAGATGGGTGAGTGGGGTTCGGATGTGATTGCAGAGTTTAAGCGCATTGGCATTGACAGCGGCCTTGACGGGATTGAGGCGCACGGTCGCCTTGGGTGGAAGAAATATCACGCGGCACACGGGTTTCGAGTGCGCGATGTAGTTTATGAGATGGAGTTCTAAGATGGGTTCTGGAAGCCAGAAGCAGACTAACACGGTTCCAACGTATCAGGAAAAATATGCCAAAGGCGTTATGAACGCTGCCAAAAAAATTGGGTCTGGCGAGTTTACGCCATACACTGGAAATATGTCTCCTGCCATTGATCCAAACTTTGCCAAGGCCACTGACCTGTATGCTGGCGTTGGCGCAGCGGCAAATCGCACGCCACAGGACTGGCAGGATTTATACTCTCAGAACATGAGTGGATACACCAGCGCCGTCATGGACCCAGCGTTGGCCGAGATGCAGCGCCAGCGTCAGCAGCAGCTTGTTGGCGAGAATGCGCGCATCATTGGCAGCGGCGCATTCGACAGTTCGCGGCGCGGAGTATTTGAGGGCGAGAGTTCGGCGGGATACGGAATTGCTCAAGATAAGATGATTGCTGACTTGATGCGTCAGGGATACTCGGAGGCAGTTGCCAACACGATGTCGCAATTTGGCGCGCAACAGAATGCGGCAACCACTGCAGCGTCTGGCTTCATGGGGACTGGCGCGGCAAACATGGCCGCGAAGCAGGCACAGCAGACTGCAGCGTATAACGAGTTCCTGCGGCGGCAAAACGATCCATACCAGCGCCTGCAGGCTCTGATCGGCGGATATGGCGCAATGCCAAATCAGGGAAGCACGACCACAACAAAACAAAACGGCCTGCTTGATTGGG